ACTGTCTACGTCTAGGTCAAATACACCAGCGTTTGCAACGTTGTTTTGTGCACCTGACTTAGCAACTGTATAAACAGTTCTAACAACTTCTCTGTTGATTTCAGCAAGGATCTCACTAGAAAGTAAGTTAGCAAGTTCTTGCTCTGCATCAAGACCATGAATAGCTTTCAAGTCCTGAGCAAGTTCTAGAGTGTATTCTGCTTTCAAAGCACGAGTCTTTGCAGTAACAGAAGTCTTCTCTATACTGAAGCTCATCTCGTTGAAGAGAGTAGATCCAGATCCTAATGCTTCAGCATCTTCTCTAGCGATATTACCAGCTTGACGCTCGTAGTTACCAGTAGTTGTACCACCACCAGATGTATCGTTAAGTAAACCTGGGTTAGCATCAGTTGTACCACCGTCTCCAAGAGGAGATACTGGATCGTTAAATGCTGCTGGTCCCTGAGTGTTACCAGAGAAGTTTGTATCTGGTTCGTTGAAGAGTGCTTCGTTACCAGCTCTAAGTGTTGAACCATTTTGCTGATAATGACTCTTCATTGCGAAGATAAGTCCTGTAGGACCTGACATTGGTTGAACGCCACAAATGTCATATGCAACAAGGTTAGGCATTGCACGACGGATGAGGCTGATCATTACAGGGTCAAATCCAGCTAATCCACCAGTCTTAGTTGTAAGACCTGAACCAGATAGACCGTCTGCACCGATAGCACCAACTGTGTTGGATGCTTCGTTGATCATTCCACGCTCTTCACGTATTTGATTTTCTGTGTTTTCTAACAGTACAGCAGTAACTGCCTTTCTATAATTGTCTTTAATGGTGCCAGCACCTTCATGACTTAGAACAGGTGACCACTTTTCTGTTAGAGCTTTTGAATTAAACATTTTTATATGCTCTTAAAAAAGTAATATTATATTATGAATTCCAGCGATTCATTGCATCAACATAACTTGCCATTGCTGGATTCAAGTCAGTATCAACACCTTCTACTGGAGTTTCGTCTGCAACTTCACTTTGGGTTACAGTTGATTCCTTGAAGTAAGACTCTTTGATAGTTTTCACTTTCTTAGAGAACTCCTCTTCAGTAGTAAATTCAACACCCTCAGCGAGTGCTGCTAATTTGTCCTTCTGAGTATCTGCCAATCCTTCTGAAATATTTTTCAGAATAACAGTTTTTGCAGACTCATTCAAACGATTTTGAAGTTTCACGTTAGCTTTGACCTGTTCGTCAAGGCGTGTTTCCATTTCACGAATTGATTCAGCCATACCTTCAACCACTTCTACTTTATCATCAGGGATTGAGATATAGTGCTCTTCAAAGAGACCCTTCAAACCTGCAATGAAGTCTTCGGTGATCTCATTTCTTATACCACGGTCCACAGCAACTTGATTTTGCTCCATCCATGTACCGATGGCGTAGTTAACTGTGCCATTAACTTCTTCTGAAAGTTCTGCTTTAGCAGCAGCGAGCTTTGTCTCATGCTCTTTGGCAAAGTGTTCTACAAGCTTGTCGTACTCCTCTTTAAGTTTTGCTTTGATTGCTGCTTCAAAGATTGTCTTAGCTTTCTCTGCAAACTCTTCTGAAAGTTCTGTACCTTCAAGGAGTGCTTTTACGTCGTCAGATACATCTACGGATTCAAACGACGGTTTGATTGGATATCCTACATCAGGACCAGTACCTGTTCCGTAGGCAACTTCAGCACCAACTGTTGGTTGCGTACCTTGATCTCCTGCATCGTTAGTAGATGAAGTCTGAGCAGTTCCATCGCTTTGTGCTGCCTTGTCTCCTACTGGAGCGGCTGCCTTAGCACCTGGATTGTCTTCTCCATCATCATCGTGCTCGTTAGGAGTAGTTGATGTTCCACCAAGGTCAGTAACAGACTGACTGCCTGGAGTAACATTAGTACCTACTGTAGGCATAGGATCCTTACCGCCAGACGATGCTGTCTGAGCGTCAGAAACCTGTGAGGGGTCACTACCTGTGCCAGGAATAACGGTAGCTTGGACGGTAGGCATTGGATCCTGACCAGACTCAGCTACGATCACCTTTTGCTCGGTAACAAGCTCCTCAAATTTTTCGTTTAGCATATCTGACATTTGAGATTATCCTCGTAGTTTTCCGTATAATAATATCTAAGTATATTTATAGATTCAAAGATTTGAAAGGAAATGCTCAAAAGCTTTGAGCGTTCTTTCTTCTAGGTTGTGGCGTGTAGCCCCATCTATAGACTGTTGGTATTTAGCGATTACTCTTTCCTTTAGTAATCCATTATCCCATACCCACTCTTTACCTTCCATGATTCCATTCACGAATGCATCGGGTGCGGATGGGTCAGCAACAATGTCTGCTGCTGTAGTTAACATGAAGTCATCGCAAACAACGTTTACGTCTTCACGTTTATCAATGCTTCCCATACCACGAGAGGAAACACCTAGTTGAACTCCTTCTCCTAGAAGGGATTTGGCAATTTTACCCATTGGTGTATCAAGGATCTGTGCCTTGCCAACAAAGTTATTACCTTCCGCTTTAAGTGAAGTAATCCTATGAGAAACTCTATCCAAATTAATGGTAGGTCCATCGGGATGACCAAGTTCACCAAGAGCTCTTTTTGACTTCACATATTCTTCTGTATAACGCTCTACTTCTTTATTAAGAACGTCAAAAGGATACATGCGACCATTGCGATTCTTGATTTCACCTTGAAGAAATACTCCTTCAATGTAAAGAAGTTTCTTACCGTCACGCTCCTCGGTCAGGAGTTTAACGTCATCAATCTGTTCCGTTATCAGTTTCATCTTTAGGTTCTTCCGTCTTGGTTGGTTCATCAAAGTATGTATTCGCTACAACCTTCTTGTAATCTGCCATTGCTTGAGAAGCCTTGCCAAATAACATATCATGAACAGCATCAATAGCATTTGCTCTTTGATTATCAGCAATTTTGCCAACAATATCTACTGCTCCCAACTCCTTTTTAGGAGCTTCAGGCGTTGTAACTTCAGTTTTTTCAGACATAATATGAGTTCAATATATTTTATTTAGGATTTGTTGTCGGTTTAGGTGCGGATTTTATTTTTTCAATCTCTCTTTTATGTTCATCTTCCGCATTTTGAGCATCAATTTCTGGTGCAAATGCTTGGTTCTGACGATCCATTGTGTCAAATGTATTCGTATCTGCTGGAGACATTACTAAACCTAGATCAATTTCTTTATTCATTTGTTGATCCATTTCTTTATAGTCTGCATCTTTCTGTCCTAATACATGACGACGGACGTGTTCTATAGAGAAATACTTTCCAACAAAAGGATCCATTTGAGTTACAGTCATCATTCTCTGATTCATCATTTCAATCTCTTTTAATTCATTGAAATGATTATCAAATAAGAAATCATACTGGATATGCTCTTTCATATCATCCCAATCTTCAGGAGCAATTACTCCTTTGAGGATGAGCTGAGTCTTGAGCATGTCTTGGAACATCTCACTAAATCTTTTACGAAGTCTTCCGATGAACTTTGTGAACTTAAGTTCGTCTCTAAGGACTTCAGTGGTTTTACCGAGGTTGAATCCTTTATTGTCGTCTGTGAGACGGGATGGAGGAAGATTGAGGCTGTTATAAAGCTTCTTCTTAAAATACTCAACATCCTTGAGTTCCCCTAGATTTTGTCCACCAGGTAAGGTAGTGATCTCAGTTCCACGACCACCCTCTCTACGAGGTAACCAAAAATCTTCTAGCATACTCATGTGCTTTTTATCGTCACGCATCTCACCAGTGTTAGCATCATACACTAGCTTGTTTCTATAGCGAGACATAACATCACGTAGATACTGCTCCGCTTTTACTTTCGGAAGATTACCTACATCAATATAAAATATTCTACGTTCAGGTGCTCTTGATAATCTGTAGATAACAAGAGAGTCTTCAATCATACGAAGTTGATTGAGTGACTTGATTGCTTTATGTAAGAACCCAAGAGTCATTCTCTTGTTTAAATCTTGCAATCCAGATGGACAGAATGTAATACTATCCACTGCCATCTTGACACCTTGAGACAATGACATGTCTCCTACAGGACCAAGAACTCCACCTTTGTAAAAACCTTTTGGGTTATAAAGATAATAATCTACAAACGTTCCATATTCATGCTCAAGTGCTGTGCCTTTAATTGCTGCACGTGCTAGAGAATCTTTTGGAGTATTGTCAATTTTTTGTCTGACCTTCTTGATCTTCATAGGATCAATGTAACGAAGTTCAGTAATACCTTTCTTTGGATTATCTAAATCTATAACTTTATGATAAAAAAGTCGTCCGTCAATATACCACGAACGGACGATCTCATGTGCTCTATTATCAAAATTCATCAAACGTTTGATATACTCAAACTCATCACGAACTTTCTTCTTAATACCAGCACCAGTTTGTAAATTATCTAAATTAATTTCTACTGGTGTATCATGAGCATCACTGACAATAAATTCATTAACAACTTCATCTACTGCACTATCCACTTCAGGATGTAATGCCATATCACGATAACGACGAATCATCTCAAACTCATTACGAGCTTGATTATCCGTATCCACATATGTTCCATAGTAACCACCTGCTGCTACGGCTATTGCCTCATCAGCATTAGGAGGCACGGGGGATTGACCCTTCCGTGCCTCTTTGCGATTAATCTGGAAGCCAAATAACTGACTCATGATTACTTATACTACTTCTTCTGATCTATTTATCAGACTACCTGAAGACCAGAAACGCCATCTCTAGATCCTGCTTCTGCTGTGAAGTAAGAATACTGCCACTCAACAGTGAATTCTTCAATCTGATCATTGCTGTCATAAGCTAGATCAATTTGAGAAACGTTAGTTGGGAAACAATACTTGAGACTGTATGCTCTTAGGATTGAACCTTCTTCAGAAGAATCTTTCTCAAGTTGCTTAACTCCAAGATCAGCCATGTAACCATCGCTATTGTTAGGAGTAAAGAGTGGAGAAGTATTACCTTCATGTGTGTTGATGCTATTTGCCCACTGTTCAAAGAATGAACGTAGTTTGAAATCCTTATCGTTAAAGAATGTAGCAGTCCAAGTATCAAAGGTGCGATCACCTGCGATTTTAACTGTACGTCCTCTAAAAGGAACTTCAATAACACCTAGGTTAGATCCAGGAAGTGCAGCAGACTTACAAAGAATATTTGTAAGTTGCTGATCTTCAGTTTGTAATGCAATTGATTGTGGAAAATTAATATCAATCAAGAACATATTGGGCTTTACGCCCTGTCCAATCTTTTGGAGAAATTGACTTACGTTAGACGATGCCATTTGTTTACCTCGTTAATTTTAATTATCTCGTTAAATTTATCTACCAACCACTTCAGCGAACGATACGCCCGTTCTAGTAGCAGTAACTGTGACTGTTACATAATTGATTGAGCGAGTTGGCTTGAGGTAGAGTTCAGCAACAAATTCATTTCTGTCAATGACTTCAGGTGTATTGTTACTTTCATCACATACAACTAAGAAATCTGTAACTCCTCTACGTGCTTGAACCTCAGCAAGGTATGAAGACATAGAAGCATTAAATCCTCCACGAGTTGTACTATCATTTTGCTCAAAGAGGATACCCTCTGCGAGTGCTTTTGCTCTTTTCTCTACATTAAGGAAGAGACGACGAACATTGATTCTGTCAAATGCTCCAGGTGAAGCAAGTGCAGTTTTGTCACCAAATAGAATTGGTCCCGCACCAGGGAATGAAACAACAGGATTAATGCTGCTGCTATAAAGATCATCTCTTTGTGCCTTATTAGGATTAAATGCAAGTTTTACAACGTTTTGTAATCCACCACGATTTGTACCTGCAGGAGAGAACCAATCATCAAGAGTTGCAGAAGTAGATACACAAAGACCAGCGATGTCTCCGTTACATCCGATGTAACGATACTTGTCGTTGAATCTATCGTATGTGTACTTAACTCCACTATCCTTAACAACATAAGAACTGGATGCAATTGTATCCATAAACTCAGTTGTGTTTGCTAACTGTTGTGCAGGGGTTAATGCAACGTTACCAGAAGTTGCAATCTGATCTCCAGTCCAAGGAGAAACAAATGCTATACAATCTTTTCTGGTATTAGCAACACCAGCAACAGAAGCTGCTTTTGCACGAGTGTCAGTTTCATCAGCAGCGTCTCCACCCATTAGAACAAAATCAACTGTTGTTTCTTCTGTATCTAAGAATAGATTATATGCAGCACCGATTTCACCAGAAGTATATGCAAAGTCATCTGTACCACCAGTAAGTGCACCACCAGCACTAACAATTGTTGCTATTACTTTTGGAGCAGCAGAAGTAGCACCATAAGATGCTGCTGCATCACCAGGATCTTCACCCTGAGTTGTGAATTCACTAGAAGTTAATGCACCTGCATAGATGTATTGTGAGAACTGATTAACTGAATCCTTCCAATAAGATGAGTTACCTTCTGGTGTCTTACCATCAGTTATCTTAGAAAGATATGTTAATCTTTCAACGATTGTGTTTGTTGAAGTGTCAATTACAGCAACGTGAACTTCGTCTTTAGAAATATAACGCTCTGAAGCAAATGCTGATGTTCCTGGTCTAGGAGCAATTGCTTTGTATGTTAAACCTGTTGATCCAATTGCAGTAGCATTCCAATCTGAATTTGTCCATGCTGTTACAGAATCTCCACCTGCTGCTACAGGAGCTTGATTTCCTTCAATAACTCTTACAACATCGTTAGAAACTTTTTCAACAACTTCATGTGTAACACCATTAGCATCTGAATAGTTGTCACCAACATTCAAACTATGTCCAGTTTTATTAACTGTCCAATCTGGTCCGCTATCTACAATTGCAACATATAAATTATTACCATCTGCACCTGCATCTCTTGCAGCAAACTTTTCTGATGATCCAGCACCAGCATCATAGTCTTCCTTAGATGCTATAAGAACTGCTGACGCATCTAAAGTTGCATTAAGCACTCCAGTTGTTGCACGAACAACCGCTAATTGTCCACCGTAACGAAGGAATTCAGATGCTACTAACCAATCACCAGCGTTAGCCTCAGATGGTGCACCGAATGTATCAATTAGTTCTCTCTCAGAACCTATGTTAACTATTTTGCCTACTGGTCCTTTGCGAAATGAAGAAGCAATAGCACCACGCAGGGCACTAGTACCAACTACAACCGCATTGGATAAATCACGTTCTTTAATAACAACACCAGGCGAGACTTGACTTGCCATGTTTTTACCTCTTGGATATTCCAAAAATTTTATCTTTAATTATTTAGAATATCCCATTGCTTCAGAGGGGAAACAATGCATGAACTCTTTACCAGTCTGGATATGTCCAATCTGAAAATGGTTCTTTCTTTTTTCTTGCCTTTAAAATTCTTTTTATAGTACAATCCTTACATTCATATGAATAGGCAGAAGGAAGTCCTCTCTTCTGCCTTCTAGTCATATAGAAATCTTCAATTAGATTCTTTTTCTTATTACATGATCTACAAGTCCTCTCCTTGAAGAGAAGATGTTCCAGAGAAAACTGATCCCCAATATCCATCAGAAGGGTAGCATATACGTAACTTCATCTTGCTTATCTCCGTATGCCCACAGTTCACCTTCTGCGTCCACGAAGGTATCATCACCCAAGCCATCGTCAACAAAGCCAAAGGGAGCCATATCTTGTTCAATTTGGTTCCGTTGTTCTTCATAAATCCTCCTTCTTACATCTTGGTCAGTCATTTCTCTGAAGTATTCTTGCATGACTAACCATGCAAACAATACCATACACATAACGAGGTCATCATGATATCCCTCGTCTGCTTCCCACGCCTGTTTCTTTTGTATGAAGGTAGTTAGTTCTTGTAAAATTTCAAAGTCTTGGAAAATTAATTTATCTTCTTCAATAATTGCTTTTAAATTAGAACACCCTATCTTCTTAACAGTGATACTCATCTTAACACCTAGTTGTGTTTTGTTTCCTGAGAATCCTTGTCCAACGACCTGTCCAGCTCGTCCACGCATAGCACACATAAGGACGTTAGGATATTCAAGATCGTAATTAAGAGTAGCAGCGATAGAGTCTCCAATGTCATTTACCTCTACTAAAACGTATGGGTTATTGTATTCTTTACAAACTTGAAAAATTACCGAGGGAAACAGTACAGGCTTAATCTCATTATTTCTGTACTTCGCAACGATCTGATACGGGAGAGTGGTGATATCAAACACGATGAAAGCAGAATAGTCGCCACCAATTCCTCTGGCAACATCAACAGTAATGATGTATTCATGATCTTTTTCTGCTCTCTTATAAATGTCAAGTCCTGCATTGCTAGTAAGTGGGTCATT